ATATAAATCTTTGATCTAATGATCCGTCAACAGTAAATTGTTTGGATAGTAAAGTTCCCTGGAATATTTTAATAGGTATATCTTTGCTACCAAATTTAGCAACTCCGTCTTTAATTGTGGTTGTTATATTTTCTGGTATTGAAAAAATATAGGTAGTTTCACTTATGGATCCTACACACACTACGCCTGCCTGTAAGGTTAATGTAGGACTTGTGCTAGAAGTCTGAACCTCAAAATATATCTCTGCATTTGAGGCAGTTCTAGAACGAGGAACGTACCCTATATTTCTTGCTAAAGAAACGACGTTTTCTCTAAGAGTTGCTGAGTCTAAAAAAGACTCATTAACTATCATATTAGAGTTAAACGCTGTAATATAAGTATTATATGCTAAAGTATCAATTAAAACAGAAAAATTAGATCCCTCAAAGTCAAAATCAGTAAAATTTGAATTTGCTCTGAGGTAATCTTTTATAGAAGTTTTTATCTGATCAAAATCTAGATTAGTAAACTTTGTAAAAGGCATTTTATCTTGTTGCCTCTAATATGAATGAGAATTGCTGAGTTGGAATTTCTTGTCCAATAATATTGAAGGTAATAGTAACTTCAAATTCATTTGTATCAGGTCTGGGATCGACATCAACGATTACATCATTAACTCTAGGTTCGTAGTTCTGAATACAAATAATAATTTGGTCTCGAACTGTTGATGCCGTACCATAATCAACAAATCCAAATAAACTAGAACGAACATTTGAACCGATTGTAGAATTAAAAAATCTTTCGGTCGGAATTGTTTCAACTAAATTGCGAATTGATCTTATAATCGCATTTTGATCCTTCAAAATTGGCAAATCCTTAGTAATAGGATGAGGTTCAAAGGATAAACTAATATCTTTGAAGGATCTAGATATCCTAGTAATTGCCATCGGACATAAAATTTCTTTATTTATTTATGTTCATTTCCAGGGAGAACCATAGACTGGTTCAGTTCCATATGACCAATCATCATAGTCTGTATCATTTCTAATTTTTTCATGCAATTCAACTTGTTTTCTGAAGTCATGTTTTGGTGCCAAGTCGTGCATAACCTCTTGAATTACTCTTTTTGGAGGTTCCTTATCATAATCTGTAATTAATTTAGTGGTTCCCCACATTTCTCTCATATAATTATTGTCTCGATCTACTGGCAAATTAGACATTTTAGCTCCTGTTTTAATGAATAAAACAGAACTTTTATGAAGGAGGTTGCTATCTCCTATTGTCTATTTAACGATCTACTTCTCTAAGAGAATAGTTATCAGAATTCAAGTATTTGAGTAACTCTAATGCAATTAGTTTTGGATTCCCTTCTCCACAAGTATAAACATCAATCGCAATGCACCCATTCTCTGGCCAAGTATGGCAAGAAACATGACTTTCTGCTAGTGCAATGACGATGGTGCAACCCTGAGGAAGAAAACAATGAGAAAATGTGTTCAAAATCGTCATTTTTGCACGATTTATCCCCCTAATCATGGCATTTTGAAGTAATTCTACGTCATTAATTGCTTCAAAATTAACATCATACACCTCTAAGAGCAGGTGTTTACCCATTGAGTATTGTTCCAATTCAGGTTTCAGCAAAAAATTTATTTATTTCGTATTTTGATCTGCTTCCCAAAAATATTCTTCGGTATGTCCTAGATATTCATTATATTGACCAGTTTCAGTCGTAAAATGCCTTGTTGAAACAAGAAAATCTGGTTTTTTGAGTATTTTTGGAGTTAAACTCTCATCTTTCCATCTACACCGATTGTTTGGATAGAGACCAATTTGACCATTTGGGAGAATAATACAGTTATGTGACTTATGTTCTTCTGCAAATTCGGCAAATGTTAGATCTGGGATGTTTCTATCCCGATGAGAAGCATCAATTGTGAACAAATATCTACCACCCTCTGAGATATAACCTGATCTATGCTTAACTTCGACACTCATCGTGTATAAAAATTGCTTTTCAACAATCTCAGAGTCGTAATCGAAGGAATCCCAATACTGAAGATCGGGTAATGGTAGATCTTTTTCAAGTATCCTTGGTTTATCTGGATGGTCACTTTCCCAATTTAAAAAGGCAGAAATTGGAAGTTTATCATATAAGGCACCATATTCTGGAATATATGATTCAAAGTAAAAAGATCTTCCCCAAATTGATTTTAAAGAGACCCACCATGCTTTTACATACTCTCCATGACCATCACGAAGATCTCTTAGATATTCTTTACGAATCCAAACTTTTTTTGGGGGTAAATTGATAATATTCATTTAAAATTTCTCTCATTAGGTTTGTAGTATGTTGTTAATTCTTCTCCATATTGAATGTGCTTTATGGAAAAAATTTCATCAGTTCTTCTATCCCAAAATATATTAGGATTATGGGAATGATTAATATAATAAGCGGTATAAATTTTAAATGCTGGAACATCAAGATAAAAACCTTCTCCTTCTATTCCATCCGTCATTCCTAATATGTATTCTTGAATATTGGGTGGAAGATCTTTTATTTCTGAATTTTTAAAAAAGTAATCATCTTTTCTTTCAACTTCAAAAATAAGAGTATCTTTAGGAATGTCTATTAAAGAAAAAACCCCAACACCAGCACCAGGAATAGTGCTGGGTTTGAGGAATGTTTTTAAGTCTTTGATCGAATTTAAAATTTGATCTTTACTATACATTATCCTTTACCTTGACCCCTATACTTTTTCCGAGCTTTATTACGAGAAGTAGCGGCATACTTAGTATTAGATCCATTACCTTGACGAGTGCTTTTTGGTTTCGATTCAATAACAACCTTACCGGTTAATGATGGGCGCTTAGCCATTAATTTTCTCCTAAAATTTCAGTTTCAATTTCATTCGGACTTGGAGAACCTGTCTGATAGTACTCAATTGCCAGGTCCTCCATTACATTAAAGTATTCAGTCTCTGTAAGATTCGAGTAAATCTTACGCCCCTTACAGAGAACATTGTAAGTTTGGTTAGACATTCGAATCAAATAATTCTTGTTTTCTCGTGACCAACTCTAATACGAGGATCACACCAGATTTCAAAACCTGCTTCCTTCGCATCCAAACAGAATGATACATCTTCCCCACACATATCTTGAACCTCTCCAGATTCAAAGACTTGCATCTTTGGAGCAAACCAAGGATACTTCATTTCAGAATTTTCAAAAACACCGTGCTTAATCAGCAACCAACCAAATCCTGCATAATCGACAGTAAATGGTTTACGACGCTTTGAGATACTTTCTACAGTTTCATGATTCATTACACCGCCATTATTACGGAAGTCTTCTTCCTCCATCCAGTGAGCAACTGATGTTGTGTGACCATCTTCAGTAGCGTACCAACCAGAAGCAATGTCTTGATCCATCAAAATCAACTGCCAGAACTTCTCAGTATTGAAAACAATATCCGAGTCAATCCAAAGTTGCCAATCATATTTCAGTTTACCATCCCAGGGAATCTGATCAGGTCCACGCAGTACATTTGCTCCAAGACACTTGCAACGTGCAAAGTTCACCATTGAACTGTAATCTTGTGAGATTTGAATGCTTGCTCCTGCTTGTACAAGATCAAAACAAAGTTGCACAAAATTCTTCAAGTAAGTATAGGAGACTCCTCTCCCAGGCAGACAGAATACAACGGACTTGCCGCGTACCATTTCCTTTGCCTTGTTATAATCCCATTCAAGTTCTGTCGAAGACGCCGTGGGCGCCTTTGCTTTTACGGTAAATCCTTTAGCCATAAGATAAGTCGTTTACTTTCATATCATACTCTATTATATATTCGTTGTCAATCAGTCCCGTTCTGAGAGAATCACTTCACTTCCCTCTACTGAAAATCTTATTTCATTATCTTCATACCAAGAGAGATCATTTATAATTTGCTCTGGAATAACTACGAAGTACTCGCCAGTAATTGGATCAACCTGTAGGGGCTTAAAAATATCTCCGGAATTTTTTTTCATTTGGCGTATTATATGCGACCTTTTTCAGAATTATATAGTATCGGGAATTTTTTGAAAAGAGAGATATTTAGAGGTCGATTTGGGTCGTTTATAGATTAGGGTAGTGGTGGGTTTTTATATCACGGCGCCGACGCCATCACAATACCGTTATATAAAAACTGCTGATCACGAACGAATGCCCTGCCCCCCACGAACAACGCAGGGGGCAGGGGGCGGGGGTCAGAAGCGGACTGCCAGGGGAGAGTGATTCACGCGATCTGCCAGACGGTCACGGGCGGCGGCGATACGGTCGGCACGGTGCTGATCACGGGCACGAATCATCACTGCTTCGAGATCAGCAACCATCACGCGACCCATACCAGTCACGCGGGTAATGGTCAACCCCTTACCAGCACCAACGGCGTGAGACGCACCGCCAGCGGGCAGATCAGCATCACGAACGGAACCCATAGCAGCGCCACGACCGTGTTGAGCGTTACGGGTCAGGGTCTCACCCTTACGGGGGCCACGGCGGGGCAGGCGGGTGACGGTGAAGTTCATCAGGTCGATTGCGGTTGAGAGTATTGTAGCAGGTCGGCGGGAGGGGGGGGTCACCCCTGCCACCCGCTGATGGGGCAGGGTGCCACCTCAGCGGTATGGGTCTCAGCGTACTGGGATGCCAGCACGGTGGCAGGCACACCCCAGTGGATGTAAGCGGAGGGGCGGCTGCCGTTCTTCAACTGATCAGCGCGGGAGATCCATTTGATCTGGCGGGTCGCGAGGTCAGAGCAGGCAGAGAGGGGGAAGCGCATCGGTCGGTGTCGTTGCTTTGGAATTCTACAGGGTCAGGGTGCCAGGGGTCAATACCCCATCCATACCAGGAACTCACCAGCATCGATCCGATCATCGACAGCGGCAAAGGCAGCGTACTCCTGCAGGAACTCAGCGGTCAGGCAGTGCAGGTCGGCAAGGGCGTGGGCAAAGGTGAAGGAGATCTGCCCGTTGGCGTCAGACTGATTCAGGACGTTGGCGGTGAAGGTCATCAGGTCGGTTGCGTTTGCTCTGGAATTCTACAGGGTCAGGGGGCGGGAGGTCAACCCTCCCAATCCTCTGATGGGGTCAGCGCCCATACCAGCGATTCCAGGCGGCAGCAATAGGAGGTCTGCTGCCCGTCGTGATGCGTCACCCTCCACACCGGGGCGCCTGGCAGGTTGGCGGTGTGGGGGCTCATCTCAATCCGCTCAACCCCATGGGGTGCCAGCATTACCATCGCTTCGGAGATCAGCATCGGAGGGGGGGGGTGTGAACTGAGAGAATTGTAGCATGGGGAGGGGCACCGCTGTGGGTGCCCCGTAGGGATCAGATCACCTCAGGGATCTGCTGCAGGTCGCCACTGCGGCGGGCATCGCTGATCAGGCGCCCCAGGGAGATGCCCAGCAGATCGGGGGAGGAGATCACCTCAGTCAGGCGGGCAGCAAAGGCAGGGGCGGCATCGAACCCGTAGGCGCGGTTGCTGTTCTGAAAGATGACCTCAACGGCAGTGCCGTCGATTTCAATATTGGCGATGGCGCTGCTCTGCTCAACGGTGAAGGGGCGGAAGATCGGAGCGGTGATGGTCATGATCGGTTTCGGTTGAACTGGTAGAAGTGTAGAGCATCGGGGGGGCACCCGTCAAGGTGCCCCGTGGGGGTCATGCCTCCTTGATGCTCACCAGCAGCGGGTTGTAGTAGATCCCGCCGTAAGGCAGGAAGCTGGGGCCCGGTTCGATCAGGGGGCCGGTGCCATCATTGTAGATCCAGAGATCCACCTCACGGCCGTCAGAAGTGGTTCCGATGGCATCGATGGTGCCATCACTATCGGGTTCGAACCGGTTGTCGATGGCGGTGATGGTTTCGAGGATCGTCATGGGGTGCGGTGCGTTTGCTTTGGAATTCTACAGGGTGGGGGGTCGATCGGTCAACCCCCCTGAAGGATCAGATCTGATCTGCCATCTGCTGGCGGATCATGGCGCGAATGGCGAAAGCGTTATCGCGGATGCTTCGGCAGGCGCTGGGGGTCATATCATTCTCACCGTTGCGGGCAGCGACCTCCAGATCTCCCCAGCGGATACCAGCGTCAATCAGAGCGTGGCAGATGTCATCTGCCATGGCAGGGGTCAGGGTCAGGGTCAGGGTTGTCATCGGAGTGCCTTGCGGTTGAGAGTATTGTAGCAGATCAGGGGTCAGAAGGCGACCTGTGCCCAGTAAAGGATGTAAAGGGCATTTAGGGTCTCACGCTCCCGCTGTTGGCGGTAGTGTGCCCAGGACTGGTGCTCAAAGGGGCGAAGGTCGCGAATGCGGGCAGCGGCACAGCGCATTGCGTTTTCAGCCCAGGTGTGGTCGGTCATCAGGTGTCGTTTGAACTGAGAGTATTGTAGCAGGTCAGGGGGGGGGTTCGGTGCCCCCCTTGCGCCGGTTCAGGGATTGGGCCAGAGGGCAGCGGAGATCACATCCGCAGCGCCCCCCAGATCATCGCGGACGATCAGTCGGAGAATCTCAGCACCCTGGCCGGTCTGATGCATGGTGCGGATATTGTCGGCGGTGCGGGGGTCGGCGGCAGATTCGCGGATAGTGTCGCCGATCATGGTCAGGGCAGCAGTGGTGATCATCGGTCGGGGTCGTTTGAACTGAGAGTATTGTAGCAGGTCAGGGGTCAGAGGGAAACCCATTCCCTGCCATCCCAATGCTCAACGGTTGAGCGTTGGCATCTCTGGTGCATCAGTGCCTCAGCAAACATATCGGCATATGCCAGGTTGGGAAACTCTCCCAGAACCTCTGGCACCTCATCGGTGGTAACAACGCGGAAGGAAGGCATCGGGGTCCGTTGCGGTTGAGAGTATTGTAGAGGCAAAGGGGAAGGGTCGTCCCCCTCCGCTGTGCCACTATCAGAATTGGATGGGTTCGGCAGTCGGGGCGCTGATGGCAGCATAATGGGCAGCGGCATCAGCGATGTTCTCCTGCTCCATTGAATCGGCGATAGAGTCCAGCACCTGCAGGAGTTGGATACCATTAGCAGCGCGGTTCAGAAGAGCAGCAGCGAGGTCAGCAGTCATCAGAGTTTAGAGTGTAGAATTGGTGGCAGTCTTTATAGGGCGCTGCCGTTCCCATTGTATCAGTTCAGAGATCGAACACGACGCCATTGATTTCAGCGCGGTTCACTTTAGGGTCGTTCCACTCCACACCGTCAGGAGTTTCTTTAGTGCCAAACTCATAGAATGCCTCCAGCAGGTCCTCATAGCAGCAGACATCATTCTCCTGAATGAAGTTGTAAATGCTCTCATCATTCTCAATCCAGAGCACAACATTCCAGGTTTCATAATTAGCCCAACCATTGTAGCGCCGGTCGGTCAGGTTGGTTTGGTAGGTTGCGGTTGCGGTTGCCATTGGGTTCGGGGTGTGAACTGAGAGAATTGTAGCGGGTCAGGTGGGGGTGCTGGGGGGCAGCGTGTGCCACCCCCTGGATTGTCCCTCAGTCGGCGTAGAGGTTCTGGAAGTCTTCCACAAACTCCCGTGCCTCATCACCGCTCATCTGGGAGATCATCTCACGGGCGATGGTCTCCCAGGAGAACTGGTCTGCCAAATCATAGATGGCAGAGCGGGCAGCGTTGGCGCTCAGGTTGGCAGCGGTGATCTGGGCGTAAGTCATCAGGTGTCGTTTGAACTGAGAGTATTGTAGGGTGTGCTCAGGGCATCTGGCGTTGCAGGTATGCCAGTTGCTCAACTGCCCCACGGTCCCAGGAACTGAAATGGGTCACCGCTTCCAGGATACGTTGAGCATCATAGGGCACCTGATCACAGTCATCGTAGACGCTGAGCAGTTCATCCATACGGTCCGCTGCCAGCTTCTGAATGATGGCGTAGGTCTCCTCACTCATCACAACCGTCATCATGGGAGTGCTCATCGGTGTCGTTTGAACTGAGAGTATTGTAGCGGGTCAGTGGGCGATCAGGTCGGCAGCGGTGTCCAGTGCCTGGGCTGTCACACTACGGATTGGGCGTAGTGGTTCCCAGAATCCCCAGAGCAGCAGAGCGGCGATCAGGATGCGCAGCATGGTGGCACGGTGAAACTCAGGGGAACGGGAGCGGGTCAGGAACTGCATCAGGATGCCAGATGAGCGGGGGAACCGCAGGAGCGGTAGAAGTCTACCATCCGCAGCGCCTCCTCCTTAGTGCTGAACCATTGCGAGCGCCACTCACAGGCATTGTAGGGGGTCTGGTAGCGAACTTCGAAGCGCATCGGGTGGGTTGCGGTTGAGAGTATTGTAGCACGGAGAGGGGGGCAGGAGCGCCCCCCAGAGCGATCAGATGGCGCTAGTGCCTTTGCTCACCCACAGGGCCAGGCGCATGGTGCCTGCCTTGTTTACCTGATCTGCGGTGCGCCCTTTGGCGATGGCGGCAGTCTTCAGGCACTTGCGCTGGGCGTCGGTCATGCCGACGATCACGTTGCGGGCGTTCTGGAGGAGTTGCTGCTGGGTCATGATCGGTTTAGTGTTGAACGTGTTCAGTGTAGCACGGGGGTGGGGGTGCTGGGCACCCCCTGGGAGATCAGGCGGTGATCTCCATCCATTCCCGATCGTTGCAGTAGATCACCACGGGAGCACCGCCGAGTTCGATGCTCCAATCAAAGGCAACATCCACGGCGTGTGCTTCGCTGGTGAAGAACTCGGCGTGATCCATGCCAGTGCCCTTAGGGGCGGCGCTCCAGGAGGTGAAGGTCATCGGGTTGCTTTCGAACTGGAATCAGTGTAGGGGCAACCTGGGAGGAAAGGGGGCGGCAGTGTGACACCTGAGCAACTGGCACCAGGTGCCTGGGATAGGGGGAGGTAACTCCCCCTTAAGTTCAATTCAGACGCATCCCAGAAAAGAATGGAATCGTGCCGAATTGTGCAGAGTGAAAAAACCATTGAAAGTTTTTCTGGAAGACACTCTCATCACC